GGCGGGCTCCCAAAATTGCTCCGACAGGGCGGCCAGGGTATCGAGACCGGTTGCGCCGCCGAATGCCTTGGCGATCCGCTCGGCATGGTGAAATTGTTTAAGCGCGGCTTCGTATTTCAGTTTATCGCCGGCCGAATCGTCGAGGAGGTCTTGCCATCCCCCTTTGCCGGAAATGAGGTTATGCGCTTCGGTAAGCTGCTGCTGTTGCATGGTGGCTCCGTAGTGGGTTTAAAAAATTAGGCGGCCATTGGCAGTTGATCCACGCCCATACCCCCGCCGCTCGGGAGGTTGACCATCGGCACGACGTTGTCGCCGGACTCGGCGCCGAGCTGCTTCGCGGCAGCATTGGCGAGCGCCTTTTTCATGTTCTCGCGCTCGGTCTTGGTGCGAATCAGGTCGGCCGGTACGCCGAGCTTTTCGCCCATCCAAGCGCCAATCTCCTCGACCTTGGCGGCCAGGGTCACGGCTTCGTTGCCGAACTGCGCGAGCACCGACAACCAGCGCACGCAGTTCTCGACCTCGTTTACGTTCTGCTCGATCGCAAGCGGCGAAGTCACGACGACGCGCACGCCGAGGCCGTTCACGGATACGGCTTGGATAATGCCGGCATCCTCCATAATGTCGAGCGTGTTCTGCACGAGCGGCACCATCAGCTCGGTATACAAACGGCCGAACGGCGAGCCGATATCGCGCGCGAGGTCTTTAATCCGCTGGATAATTTCGGTCGCCGAACGCACGGCGCCAGACTCCGGCGGCAGGGAATCGTCGAGCATATGGCGCTTAATCTGCGCGACGAGGGTTTCGTTAATTTCGAACGCGAGCCCGATATCGCCAGCACCCTCAAGCCGCTGCAGCGACGGCCCGCGCGCGCCAGCATTGGCCCCGACCTGAATCGCCGCGCCCGGGATAATGGCGATGGTGTTCGGGTTCAGGATACCGTCGTCGACGTAGGTGTACACGCCCGCGACCTGCAAGGCGGCATTGCGCAGGATGAGCTCGACGACCTTGTTTTGCGTCTTGACATCGGGCAGCGCGAAAATGGCCGGGCCGCGGCCGTACACTTCGCCGGCAATCTTGAGCCAGCGCGGCGTGATCCAGGGGTTACGGTTGTAAACGCGGAAATGCAGCCGCAGGTTAGCGTCGGTCTTGCCGGGCAGCGAGGGAATCAGCAAATCGTATACCCATACCTTTTTCCCGCCGGCCTTATTGCTCGGGTAGGTGTACTCGAGAATCTCGACCTCGGCGTCTGGCTTGCTGGCCTGCAGCTTCTCGAGTTCCTCCGGCAAATTCTTGATATCGTCCCATTGGTCTTTAATGTTCCGAATCAGCATTTTGTGCTTGCGGAACACGCCGCCGACCGAGCCCCAGGCGCCCTCCTCGAGGTAAACCTGCTGCAGCGGAATGGCGGCGAACATAACCGGGTGCTCGAAATCGCCCGGCAGGGTGAGCAGCGCCGCGGTACCGACGAGCAGCTCGAGAATGGTTTCATTGATCGAGGTATCGAAGTTGCTGGCGTGCAGCACGGCGAACAGCTTGCGCTCGACGCCCTGCAAAATGGCGTTGATTTCGTCGCGCTTGCGATCCGGCACCAGCGGGCCCGCCTTCAATCCGGCCCACTTGGCGAACGGCGGCATAAGGGTCGACTGTATGCGGTTGGCGCCGCGGGTAATGCACTGTTGAGCGGTTGAGTCGAAAACGCGGTCGGTGCCCTTGTAGGCACCCTGCGTATTGGAGTCGGTGTAGTACAGATTCCGGTGCGGGAGAAAATACTCGTACACGGCCCGCAGCAGCGGCTCCCATTGTTTTTTAATTTTCTCGGCGTGCGCGAAACGCTTGAGGATATCGGCCGGCGGCAGTCGGGTGGCCTGGCTGTCGAGGAGTCGGAACGGCATTAGCTGCGTACGCCCATGGTCGCGGTTTGCTGTTGCTGCTGCTGGCCGCCCTTGGTGCCGAGCACGTCCTTGTACAGCAAAATTTTACGGCCGCCGCGTTGAAACATATTGAGGCGGCGCTCCTGGTCGGCATTGAATTGCAGCTCGCGGGCGAGTTCCATCTGCTCGCGCTCGTTTATGGCGCGGCGTTCGGCTTCGCTCGGTTGTACGGTTTTGCCGCTTTTGCCTCCCATAGAACAACCCCTTTATGCTCGATTAGATGCCGGTAAAGCTGCTGCGGCGTCCAGACATGCCAGGCTTTGAGGCCTAATAGCGACTTGACAACCGAAACACAGCTCTGCACTCCGCGCTGAGTGTAGCGGTATTTTAACTGGCCTGCAAAAAGCACGACCGACTCGCGGCCCTCCTGGCCGAGCATGCGGGCACAATCCGGGGCCGGTACCGGTGATGCATCGACGATTAAACCCTGCGCCAATTGGTTCACGGTCAGCGTGCAGCCGGCGTAATCGCGAAAGGCATACACGTGCTTGTAGATATCGCGCCGAATCCACCAGCGCACCCACCAGGGCATAAGGTTATTGGTCGCCGCGGTAAAGACCACGTACCAGAAAACAGGCTGTTTGCAGGGGTCGTAATCGATGATAACGGGGTCAGTCATGCGGGTTAAAGTCTGTCTTGACGGTGCGCACATCGGGCCCGGCGGCATACACGTCGAAATTAACGCGCGCCTGCGTCGCTGCCGGCTGCTGCGGGCGGTTCGGCCGCTGGAAACGCCGAGTCTCGCCCATCCCCATACAGCCATAACCCAGGGCGTCGCCCAAGTCTGACCACGGGTGAGTTTTATCGGGCTCGGTCGTGTAGCGGTCCTCGGGCCCTGAGATTTTCAGCCGGCGGTATTGCCATTTGTTCGACAGGGCCTTGCGCAGCAAAATGCAGCGTTTATGCACCAGCAAGCCCGGCACGCCGCCGGTAATAATCCGGCTCGCGCAGGTCGTTATCGCCTCGATGCGCATTTCGACGTCGTTCGTCCATGCCGGTTTGACGTCGTACCCGTCGGCCGCCAGGTGATCGAGCACGGCGACGTTAAACAGCTCGTCGCCCTTTTTGCCCGAGGGGTCGGTATGCAGCTTGAGGCCTCGACCGTCGTCGGGTTTCGGTGCCTTGGCGAAGTGCTCGCGGTTGAGCACGCGCTTAAACTCTTTCGAGAATCGGGCCACGCCGACGTCAGCGGCCGCGATTTCGTCGTGTACCATGATCGTGCCGCGCGGGTGTTTCTGCATGACCAGGCCCGCAGGGTTTAGCGTGCCGCCGCCGACGTCCGAGGCCAATTCGAGGGGCACGTCCTCGAGCACCGTAAACTCGCGCGAGTGGATATCGTCGGAGTAATCGGGAATAACGGGCTTGCCGCTGCTGCGGAACACAAATTTATTTTGTACGTCGGCCTGAATTTCGGCGAGCGTGCTGCCGGCGAGCTGGGTCTCGTAGTAACCGTCCTGCAGATACTTCAAGTTTTCCGCGTCGGGGTTGAGCACCCATAACCGATTAGCGGCCTCGTAATGGCGCGAGGCGGTAATCATGCGGCCCTTATACCGCGGGTCGTCCTCGACGACTTGGTATTGCCGGATTGCGAGCTGCCGCACTTCGAACACGGCCGGCGGCTGGCGCCAGAATTTCCAATCCTCGGGCGGGTTCATGTACCACTTGTACAGGTCGTGATCCTCGTCGACGCTGTTGCAGTCCATGATTATCAGCGGGTAATGCGCCTGATACCGGTCGGCTTCGCGCTTGGCCGGGTAGCGGCCGAGGCGGCGGCGGATATACCGGAAAAGCGAGGGGTGGATAAGGTCGGCTTCGTTCACATATACCGCGGTCCATTCCAGCGACTTGAGCTTGCCGACGTCCTTTTCGTTGTCGAGCGCCAAAAACATAATTTCGAGTTCGAGGCCTGGCTCGCCGTTCGGCCCGACCTCGACCTTAATGCGCTGCGTGATCGGCGCCGAGTACACAATGCGCCCGACATTCTCCTCGGGGAATATCGCTTTCCAGGTGGCTATCGTGGTCGATTTGAGCATCGGCGTCGTATTGCGCACGATACCCAGGCGGGCGCGGCGAATGTTGTCGCGCGGGTCCGGCGGCTGCATCATGCCTATCATCATGAGTTTTGCGCAGCAGGCGGTCGACTTGCCGGAGCCGACAGGGCCGAACACGCCGAGCACGGCGCGCGCGGTCAGGGATTCGGGCCAGTAATTTATGAAATCCGACAGGGTCGGCGAGCTGGTAAAGTCGAGCTCCGGGCGAAACTCGCGGCGCATATCAGTGCTTGATTACTTGCTCGGTGACCGACTCGAGCCGCAAGTCGTGCTCGCGCTTGGTCAGGTCGGGGAACTTAAACGGCGTGTAATGGTGCATCCAGATTTTAAGCACGCGACCGCGCTCCTCGGGCCGCAGGTTGTCGTACATTTTGCCGTTGAGAATGCCCGACGGAATTACGTTTTCCTTGACGCCATGCGTCAGGATGGCAGGCGCCCCGGCCCGGGCCTCGCGGAATTTGCGCTTTGTCCGCTCGCTGTTTTTCTCCTGGCTCACCATATGCCGGCCGGTGCGATTCCACCAGTCGCGAGCCTGGTCGATGTAGTACTGCCGCTGCCGCGGCGTGATAAATACGCCCTTGATTTCCTTCGGCTGGTTGCTCGAGTGGCTTTTGCAGTTGAGGCAGGAACGCAGGAAAAGCTCGGGATTCGGCACGTCCTTGAGCTCGTACTCGGAGCACTCGACCGCGACGTCGCGCTGCGTGTTGCCGTGCAGCAGGCACACATACGGCAGCGGGGCCTCGGCCTTTTCAGGCTCCGGCCCCTTATCGTTGGGTTTTTCGGGGGTCACGCTTGCGCGGCGGCGTTCGTTTTCTCGGCGGCCAGCTCGGCGCCGGCATCGCTGCCAGCATGAACCGAGGAGCCGGTTTTGCTGTTCGGGTCGGCGTTAAAGGCCTCGCGCACGATTTTCTCGAGCATCGATTCGACGGTGCGGCCGCTCATCTTGGCGCGCATCTCAACCCATCCGGCATGCCTCGGGTTCAGCTTTACCGAGTACACGCAATCGTCGGGGCGCTCGGCCCGATCGGGCGGGGCCTTGGTCGCGGCGCTCGATTTGACCGCCTTGGGCTTGCTGGTTTTCTTGGTGGCAGTAACTTTCTTTTCGGCTTTTTCGGTGGCCTGGCTCTGCTGGCTGGCGTTGTCGCCGTCTTTGTTCGCGTCGGTCATGGTGCGGGCTCCGTGGTTGAGGTTTCGGGATTATGGCCGCGGAGTATCTGCTGCGCAAGTTTGCGGGCCTGGATGGCGAGCAGCGTGCCCTTTTTGGTAAGCCCCTGCAGCTCGGGATCGACGGCGCCCGCGTGCTCACATGCGCGGACCAGGGCGTCGAGCTCCTCGCGCCGGTTTAACAGATTCGAGGCCCGCAGGTATTGGCACAGGTGCGCGGTCGTCAGCTTGAACTCGCGGAAATTCTCGCGAAATAGCCGGTACTCGCATTGACGCCGATGGCCCTCAAGGGTCGGACTGAGCGCCTCGTCTACCTGCCTTTTGAGGTCGATAATCTGCCGACGCAAAAATACAGGGTTCCAGCGGTTGAACGCCGCGCGAGCGCGGTAATACAGGTCTGCAAGGTTCATGGTTTTGGCTCCGTTCGTTGGTTAAGACAAAGGGCCGCCGGCTCTCCGACGGCCCTCTGCCCTTGCGCTATATCGGCCCGCGTATACGTTTCTTTGCTTGTCCGGCCGTGGCAACCCGGCTAGTCCGCCCTGCGCTACGTACAAATTTCAGGCGGCGCACACTCCACGCGACTGCGGCCTTTTGGTTGAGTATTCAGGTTTTCGGCTTAAAGTGCTCGAAGTTCTCCCGCACGAATTTAGCATAATCGTCCTTGTATTTCCGCTCCCACCATTGGCGCCAGGTGATGCGCTGCTCGGGCGGGCAGGTCGGTTTATCGCTCGACGGCGTCAGCTCGCGGTGTTTATCCGCAATCATCAGCGCGGCCGACAGTTTCAGGCGTTCGAGGTCTGACATTCCGGCAGCTCCCGAAAGCGGCGGGCCTCGTACATGGCATCGGAGTGCAGGCTCGCGGTAAGAGGCGCGCCGAGTAACCGCTGCCAGTGCTTTATGCGGTACTGATCGACCGGCACGCCATCGAGCGCGCACAGGAAGGCCTCGCCCCAAAAGTGAAACATGTAGTCGACGCGGGCTTTTTCTACGGGTTTCACGTGGAACGCTCCCAAAATCGGCAGGCCGGCGAACGCTTGAGAATGTCGGACCCAGGTCCGCGCGTCCACGACAAGCGCATAAGCCCGCATTTCCGATAATGGCGCGTGTTACGGCCGACCAGCGTGTAATGCCGGCAAGTGCCGCACGTTTCGCCCTTTGGGCCGGTGCCGGGGTCGGCGCGGTATCCTCGGGGCGTCGTGGTCTTGCGCGGCTCGGGCAGCGGATCGCCGAGCAGGTCGGTACTCATTGCCGGCGCGGATTCGCGACCGCGTGCAGGAATAGCTGCACTTTCAGGATGAGCGTAACCAGCCACAGGGGCAGGCGGCGCCATGCTGCGTTGCGGACCTGGCGCCAGTATTCACGCCCGAGGTTTTCCTCGATGTCCCAAAGCCTACGAATTTCGGCGAGCAGCTCGTCGCGATGCCCGTGGTTGTCGACCCATCCCATGATAAGGCCCTCGAGCCGGTCTTTTTTCGGCGCGACGTAATTCGGGTCGACGTGCATGGTCGTGGTTGGTTGCATGGCATTGGCTCCGTATTGTGGGTAAGTTTGGGTAAAACTCAGTGCGGCTTATACTTCTCCGTTTTCGCTATGAAATCAAGGTATTCCTCGCTATCCAGCGCCATCGGCTCGAGGTACGCGCGGGTAAAATCGGGTGGCACTTTGCCCTCGGTGCGACAGATATGCAGGAATATCGCTCGAATGTCCTCGTTTAGCATTTCCTGCGGATCGGTCGCGGCGTAACACTTGTCGCATGCCTTGATGTTGGTCAGCAGTCCGAGCGGCGAATGCGAGGCCAGGGAATAGCCGAGAGCCGGCACGCGAATCTGCAGCGCGCACACGGCTGGCGCATCGCATCCGATTTTGCTGCACAGTGCAGGCGGTTTCTTCGGGTCGTGGTTCGGGAACTTCTTACCGAGTCGTTTTTTAATCATGCGGGCCAGCTCCCTCGGGCAGCAGCGCCAGGCGGCCGCCGATCGGTGAACCCATCAGCTCGCAGAATGGCATCGGTCCAGGGTCGGCCGGCGGCTGGCATTCGCATTGCTGCTCATGCGGCAGCAGTATCGCCGCGCCACTAAAACCGACGCCCATGGCCGAGACCACGATACACACCAAAATACCGATTTGCTTACGCATCCTCGTCGCTCCTTTTTTGCTCATTCGAGACATTTTCGGCAGCCTCGGACGCCGTTAAAGTCTTGACCACAAGCCCTGTAAATGCAGGTTTACGCAATAAATCGCTACTTTCCTTGTCTTTTACTGCATCCGTGACCAGCGCCAAAAGCCGCTGCGCCTCGGTTTTTGAGTGCATTTCAATCTCGATTGTCTCCTCGTATTCGACCTCGTTTGTCACTTTCTGACAATTTTGGTCACTTTCTGACATGGCCGCCAGACCGCCTGTAGTGCTCTGAGAGCGACGATCGCGTGACCCATCCCTACGGATGGGGGTACGGGTGAGTTTTATTTTCCTGATGGCCTTACGCACGTTCTCAGGTAAAGCCTTGAGGTCAGCCACAGTTGAACACCCGAGCACCTCGGTAATGTCCGAATACGCAAGGTACGCAGCCTCGCGGATTAATTTGCCAGCGGTCACGATCATGTGCACGCCCTGGTTGCGTTGTATCTGAGCGATGCGTTCGATTACGTCGGGCTTTTTCAGAAGCTCGTAACCGTAGCGTGTCGAGTAGCCCGCTTCCTCCTCGGCCTGAGTGACACTGAGGGTCACTGCATAGCGTTGGCAGAATATTTCGAGCTGATCGATTACGCGGGGCTCGTCTTTCGGGCGTTGCGGGTTTGGCATTACGGCTGCTCGTTGAAAAATGGGATATCCGAGTCTATGCGATCGGGTTGCGGTTCGCCGAATAGGTCGGCCTGCGGTTTTACCGGTGAAGCTCCGCAGGTGCAAACGAATTCGAGTTTGCCCTTGCTGCGCTCGACGCATTCAGGCGTGTGCGGTTTCGGCTTGTTGTCTGCTGCCGCTTGGCCGCTGAAAGGGCTCGCAGGGTCGTGCGTGTAGGCGGTGACCGTTGCACCGAGCACTTGCTTTTCGTGCTTGTACAGGCCTGCAATGGGTCCGAGTGTTTCGGTAACGGCTTCGACGTGCCGCTGCTCGGTTGGTTTGTTGAAGCGGTCAGGAAATACCGTTTTGAGCAGCCCTTGCTCGATCGCTGCGTCGACTTGTGGGTCGCTGCCGTAATACGCATCAGGTGCCGGTATGGTTATGGTTTCGTCTTTGAACGGCCGAGTATTTTGCAGCATGCGCACATTTTCGTCGGCTCGCTCGATTACTCGGTCGATGACTTCGGTCGCCATGGATGCCGGTACGGCTGGCGCATTTTCCTCGATGGCTGGTACGTCCTGCGGTTCGCATTCTGCGATTGCCAAGTCGTTGAGTTTTGAGTCGAAGAAAACTCGAAACGGTTGCAATGGCGGGCATACGACGTACAGGGTTTGCCCTTTTTCGATTCGGATAACGCGCTCGCGGTTGTTGTTGGTCATGGTCTTGGCTCCGTACATTTTCTATCAGGTAACTACAGTAGTAACTAAGTAATAAATAAATATATTTATATATATATCTACTTCTGTAATATGTGTATGCATTTGCATGAAACAAATCTTTTTAAATCAATAACTTGGTTCCGAGATTCCCGAGAATTTCCCGAGAATTTCCCGAAAATCTTTTTGTCTGTGCACTGCTTATGCACAGGGAAACGGCACTTATCCACCAAATCCACAAGGTTATGCACAGGTAAATACCTGAGAATGCATTTGCATATGCATTTGCATGAGGCGAGTTCTTAATTATCAAGCGGTTAGCCGCGAGAAAGTCAAAAAATTTTCGAGTAAGTGGTTTCATTCGTCGAACCTCTTTTTTGCTGCTTCGTGCCTTTTTTGGCTGATTTGCTCGGCTTTATTGACCTCGTCGAGCATCCGTTTTTGATAAAACTCGGCGCCCATGACGGTGAAATATTGCGCGAGCTCGCCCTCGAAATAGCGGCGCACAAAGCTCGGGCGCTTGCGTACTTTCTGACCGAGCAGCTCGAAGTCGAGCGGCAAAAAACCGCCGTTATCCCATAGGGCCGTAAGCAGCCGCCGGTACAGCAGGTCCGCGGCGTCGCTTAAGTGTTTTGTGTCTCGGTCGTAGTCCTCAAAATGGAACGGGTACCACGGTCGGCGCTTTGTCATTTTCTTTTTATGTCCTTGATTTTTATAACCGCGATTTCGATTTCGAGCGTACCGTAAAGCTGCAAAATGGTGGCCTGCGTAAAAGGCCCGACGTCGACCAGGTCGGCGCCTCGGGCGCGCCTGAATTTCTCAATTACGCCGACGAGCCGGTGCTGCTTACCATAACCGCGCGAGAGGATTACCGGCCGGCTAGGCGGGCAGGTTTTCTCATTCCAGCGCGGCCCATACTTGCGCAGCTCGTGCTTTTTTATGCCGGCGTCGAACGCATCGAAATACACGCCGCGCAGCGGGATAAATAACGGCTTCATGCGGTGCACTCCACGCTCGCCAGTATCGGCGAATCGCCCTTAATCCGGCGTTCGGCCATGGCGGCATAATCGGGATTTAATTCGATCAGTATGGCGTCGCGCTGCAGGCGTTCGGCGACAAGGCCCGTCGTGCCGCTGCCGGCGAAAATGTCGAGCACGGTGCCGCCATCAGGGCACCCCGCCTTAATGCAAAGCTCGGGCAGTGCCGGCGGGAAAGTGGCGAAATGCGCCCCCTTAAACGGCCGGCTTGTCAGGTGCCAAACGCTTCGCTTGTTGCGCGTTTTTCGGATGGCCTTAAACGAGCCCTCGGTACCGCGGCCGCGATCGGTTTCGGCGTGCTTGCCCTTGTAGTAGCCTTTCGGCCGCTCGACCGCGCGGGTTTTTCCTGGCGCATAGATTGCCGGCTCGGCGATGGCGTCGGGATTGAAGTAATACCGCTCGGATTTCGAAAGCAGGAAAACGTACTCGTGCGCCCTGGTGCAGCGATCCCGGACCGACTCGGGTTTCGGGTTGCGCTTGCTCCATACGATATCCTGCCGCAGGTACCAGCCATCGGCCTGCAGGGCGAACGCGACGCGCCAGGGGATGCCGAAAAGGTCTTTCGGCTTTATGCCCGGTATGTCGCGCTTGATACGGTTCGGGGCATTTTCCAGGGCGCCGCGCTCGACCATTGAATTTTTCCCAGCTCGCTGCGCTTTTCGGAATTCAGCCTGATGCGACGGGCTGTTAATTGTCGAGTTTTCCCCGACGCCGCCGTTATACCGCGGCGAGTAGTAGCTATCTCCCAAATTTACCCATATCGTCCCATCGTCCCGCAGCACGCGGCGAACGGCGCGGAAAATGCGCACGAGGTTTTTAACGTACTCTGCCGGCGATGCCTCAAGCCCGAGCTGCCCGTCGACGCCATAGTCGCGCAGCCCGAAATAAGGCGGGCTGGTAACGACCATTTGCACCGACTTGGGCGCCAGTTTTTTGAGCTGCTGCCGGCAGTCGCCGACCATGATGCGCACGGTCATGCTGCGGCCTTTATCGCGTTGATAATGTCGGCAATTTTCTCGGGGCAGGTCGCATTCCCGAGCAGGTGTATAGCGGGGTGCCGGAGCGGCGGCAGCACCGTCGAATCGTCAAAGCTCATAATCCGCCGGTACTCGTCGACCGTCAGCATACGCATACGGTCGCCGTGCACAATGGCCCACCGATCTCGAGTTGTAATCGTGCCGATAGGGCGATCGACCGAGCGACCAGTCAACCCGGACCCGCTGCCGTAGTACGGCATTACGAAAAGCTCGCCGAACTCCGCGCGGCCGTTTTTTATGCGCCGGAGTGTTTTGCGGCTGCGGCCTGGCTTTTTAATCCGCGACCATTCGCCGCTATTGAGGTCGAGCACTTCGCGCACGGGCCGGTGCTCGCGCCGCGGCAGGCGCAACTTTATCGGGTGCTTTGAGCGTGTACCGATCACATACAGCCGCCGGCGGTGCTGCGGTATCCCGTGGTCGGCCGAGTCCAGGTATTCCAGCGCCAGCGAATAACCGAGCGTTTCCAGGCACGAGCACCACTGCGGGAAAAGCAGCCATTTCGAGAAACCGGGCACATTTTCAACCAGCAGGAACGGCGGGCGCTTGGCTTGCGCTCCTTCGACTACCGACCAGGCCGTCGACCGCGCGAGCTCGTGCCGCGGTTGATCCTCGCCGCGGGCAGGCGTGTGCCCCTGGCATTCCGGCGATAGCATCATCAGGTCATGGTCGGGGATGCTGTAAAAATCCGCCTGCCGCAAATCCTGACAGGAGTGCTCTGTCTCCGGGTTGTTCAGAGCGTGATATTTAACCGCGGTCTGCGAGTGGTTCGCCGCCCATATTACGCGCAGGCCGGCCTTTTTGGCGCCCTGCGTATTGCCGCCGAGGCCGGCGAAAAGGTCGATAGCTGTTTCCATTTTGACTCCCTCATTTTTTGGATATTGGCCCTAAAAAGGCCGGTTTTTGTGGATATTTTAGAAAAACGCCCGGAGCTGCGGCCACCAATAAGCGACCGCAATACAGGCGAGCATCGCCAGCAGGCAAAGCGCCAGGGTAATGCGCTCCTCGCGCTCCTGCTTGAGCCGGTTTTTCTGGAATTGCTCGAGCCGGAGCTGCCGGCGGGCACGCTCGTCGAGCATTCGCTGCTTGTGCATTTGCTGGTTGTCGCGCATGGCTATACCTCCTCGCGTCCGATAAAAGGGTCTACGTCGTAGCTCTGCGGGATTACGCCAGCGTCGGCCGGCTCCGGCGGGGAAACTTCAAAGCGGGCAATGGGCTCGCCGCCGTACGTGGTCAGCGTCCAGCCCGACCAGTTGCACCAATCCTGCACGACCTGCGCGGCGCGGTCGATATCGTCGTAAGAAATGCAAATACTGTTATCGCAGATTACGCCGACGCAGGCGGCATAGCCGAGGCGGATTTTTTCAAGCTCTTTGATTCCGTCGCGCACACGGCCGAGCAGCTTGGCCTCCTCATTAAGCGGGGTATGGTTGGTCGGCGACGGTTCGAGCATGTCGGCGCGCTGGTCGAAATATTCCTCGAGGTCGGTCAGCAGTTCGGAAATTACCTGTTGCATAGCGTTGACTCCTTTGGTTGATTAAAGCCTGTAAATCTCGACGACGGCCTCGCCAGGCGGTTCGAGGTCGCCGCGTTCAATGGTCAAAAGGTCGATTTGCCCGTCGTCCATCCATACCCCCGCCTTGGTGAGCGCATCGAGTAAAGATTTGCAGTAGTTATCAACGTCCCGGCGCCGCCGGTCGGGCATTTTCAGCAGAATATAAACGGCGAGAATGCCGGTTAACTGGTGGCGCTGCCGTTGCTCGAGCACCAGCCCGGCGCAGAGCTGCTGATACTTGCGGCCGGCCTCCGAGATTATCGTCGCCGCCCGCTTTTTCAGCACGATATGCCGCCAGTAGTGATTGACCGAGGGCGGGAACGGCAGGCGCAGGGTGCAAACGAGGTCCGTGCGCTCCGGTGTTTTTTCGAGGAGTGAGGCCTGCCCGCTCATTGCTGGCCCTGCCCGTCGAATTCGTAGGCCTCTTTCGTGTACTCCATCGTCGCGCGCCGGATATATGCGGCAACCGGCAGGCCCTCGGCAAGGGCGGCCGCCTCAATGAGTTTGAGCTCGTCCTGCTTAAAGCGGACGTGCCGCGCTTCGGTCTTTTCGGATTCGGGTAATCTCGGTCTCGGCATATACTTCCCTTATTTCTGTAGATTAAATATATACAGAAACCTTGCAACCGTCAAATACTTGGTGTAAATTCACTATTAGTTATTTCATCTAGGAGTCAAACCAATGATTAGAAAGACGTACCAGACAAAGGCCGAGGTATCGTTTCCCGGCATTACCCTGTACCTTGACGTGCAAATCGACTATACCGTCGACATTTCCAGCCGCAACCGCCCGCCCCAGGTCGACCAGCTCACGGCCATGCGCGTGAAAATCAACGGCCAATACCAGGGCGTCGAGGAGTTGACCGTCGCGCTCAAGGATAGCGGCACGGTTCAGGAGTGGATTGAAGAAATCCAGCAGCAGGAAACCGACGATTTCGAGTACGGCGAAAAGCCCGAGCGCCTGCCGGGGTCGCATTACCTTGGCTAGTCTTATCTTAAAAATCAATTATCGCCGGCATAAAAACGGGTCGGTCTCGTGCGGAATCAGCACGGGATCGCGCCCGGCCGATATGCTTTATTCCGGCGACCTTTCAATGTCCGAGCAACAATTCGATTTTTTTGTAAAAACCCTCGAGGTCGGGGTCATGGCCTTAAAAACTGTCACTCAATTGGAACTTCACGAGGTATTAACCGATGAAAATAATCAACTTTAAAGCAGAGAATTTTAAAAAGCTGGTCGCCGTCGAGATAACCCCCGACGGTAATGTCGTCCAGATAACGGGGAAAAACGGCGCCGGGAAAACGTCAATCCTCGATGCCATCATGGCCGCGCTCGGCGGTAAGTCGGTCGTGCAATCGAAGCCGATACGCAAGGGCCAGGCGCACGCATCCGTCGAGCTCGACCTCGGCGACATGATCGTTAAGCGGTTCTTCAAGGAAAAAGAGGGCGAAATCGAAAGCACGCTCGAAGTGCGCAACAAAGAGGGCGCCCGCTTCCCGAGCCCGCAGAAAATGCTCGACGAGCTGGTCGGCCGCCTGTCATTCGATCCGCTGGAATTCATGCGCCAGAAACCGGCCGAGCAGTACGTTACTCTGCGCGACCTGGCAGGCCTCGACTTTTCCAAGCTCGACGCCAAGCGGCAAGCCGCGTATGACCGGCGCACCGACTACGGGCGCGAATACCGGTCGGTCGCCGCGCAGCGCGACGCCGCGGTGCACACGTTCGACCCGGATGGCGCCAAGGCGGAAGTATCGACCGCCGAGCTTATCCTCGAATTTAACGAGGCGACGACCTTTAACCGCGGAATCGACGACGCAAAAAGCCGCCTTTCTGAAATCGATACCCTCGTGCAGCGCCGGCAGGATGAGATTGCGCAGCTCGAGCAGCAAATCGCCGACAAGCGCGAGGAAATCAACCGCCACAATGCCCGCCGGCCGAATATCGAGGCGATTGCAAACCAGCAGCCGCGCGACCTGGCCGCCATTCAGGCGAAGCTGCAGACCAGCGAAGCCGACAACCGGAACGCCCGCAACTATCAGGCGTACGAGACACTTGTTAAACGCTCGACCGAAATCGAGCAGCTTGGCCGCAAGTGTGCCGACGAAATAAAGGCGGTCGACGAGGAAAAAGCGGCCATGATATCGGCGTCAAAAATGCCGGTGCCGGGCCTCGAATTCGGCGACGGCGTCGTGCTGTTCAACGGCATACCGCTCGACCAGGCCAGCGCCGCCGAGCAGTTGAAAGTATCGGTCGCCATGGCTATGGCCATGAATCCGCAGTTACGTGTGCTGCGCATTACCGACGGCTCGCTGCTGGATGGCGACAGTCTGAAAGCCCTCGAAGCGATGGCGGTCGATTCCGATTATCAGGTCTGGATTGAACGGGTCGACGAATCCGGCCAGGTCGGTATCGTGATCGAGGACGGGCACATTAAGCAGAATCAGGCCGCGGCTTAAGATTGACTCCCTTAAGCCCGGAGTGATCGGGCGGCCGGCGTACCCTCATGCACTGGCCGCCCGTTTTTTTAACCACAGACAGGAGTAAAACCCATGAAGAAAGACAACAAAGCGGAGCAATCCCATGCCGCCGAGCGCGTCGGCGATGCACAGGGCGCCGTCGTCTCCGAGACCGAGGCCTTAAACGAGGAGCTGCTCGCCGATCCGGTGCACGAGGTTGCCGAACTGACCATGCTCGGCGACCTGCTTAAAGCCCTGATAGACGAAATCAAAATACTGCCCGACCCCTGGCAGAAACTATCCGAGCTCAAGCAGCAGCACATTATCGACCGCCTGACCAAACGCATCGAGGCGGCCATAAAGCAGGCGGTACACATTATCGCCAGCGACGCAAACCCGTCGATCGAGGCGACCCTCGAGGGTGTCACGCTCAAGGATAAGATTAAGGCCACCTTAATCGTGCCCTCGCACCCGCTGCTGCACGACCTCTGCGACCGCCGTACGCAGCAGGTGCTTATCGTGCTCCCAAACCCCGAGAAACACGGCGGCGGCACGGAAAAAGTAAAGGCCGAGAAAGATCAGCCGCCGCTCAATGGTCTGCCCGAACTGCCGGAGGCTGAATAACATGCTGCTATTTTTCGACAAAGAAACGACCGGCTTGCCCGACTTTGGCGCGCCATCAGAGGCCGAGCACCAGCCGCATATAGCGCAGGTCGCGGCCGCGCTGGTTGACCCTGGCAGCCGGAAAATTGTGTCGTCCATCGACTTGATTATCCGGCCGGATGGTTGGGAGATACCCGAGGAGGTTGCCAAAATTCACGGCATCGATACCGCGACCGCGATGCGGGTCGGCGTACCCGAAAAACTGGCCGTCGAAATGCTGCTCGCTATGCACGCCAAGGCCGAGCGGAGGATCGCCCATAACCAGAGTTTCGACGCGCGGATTATGCGCATCGCCTTGAAGCGTTACGGGTACCCCGAGGATATAGTCGAGGGCTTTCGAACGGCAAAGGCAGAATGCACGTGCGACATGGCGACGCCGATTTGCCAGTTACCGGCAACCGATCGCATGCGCGGCGCAGGGTTCGGCAGCAAGTGGAAAAAGCCGAAACTTACCGAGGCGTACGAGCACTTTTTCGGCAAGCCGATGGAAAACGCGCATAGTGCCATGGCCGACGTATTGGCCTGTATCCAGATTTACTGGCACATGAAAGACCAGGAAACCGCGCGGGCTATGGCGCACGCTTGAAATTTCACCTATAGTAACAACATATAGCCGCCTCAATTCCGGGGCGGCTTTTTACCAGAGGTAAGACCATGCCAGACCCGACAAAACAAACCCTTTCCGCGACCCAGGTGCCCGGACTGTTCGGGCAATCCCCTTATGTAACGCCGTGGATGCTATACCATTGGGCTAAAAATTCGATGTCGCTGGATATCCCCGAAACGACCCGTATGTCATGGGGCAAAAAGCTGCAGCACGTCATTATTGCCGGAGCCGCCGAGCAGTTGCGGCTCGAAATCCGCGAGGCCGACGAGTACCGCCGGCACTTGCCCGACCGCATTGGTTACACGACCGACGCCGATATCTACGACCCCGCCCTCGGCCTTGGCGCTGTTGAGGCCAAAAACGTCGACGCCCGCGTATATAAAACCGAGTGGACCGAGGAGGCCGCGCCGCCGCATATCGAGCTGCAGTTGCAAACTCAAATTATGGTGCTCGACGCCATTCGAGGCGGCTGCAAGTGGGGCATTATTCCCGTGCTGGTCGGGGGTAACGAGTTAATCATTCACCGCCGGCTGCCGAATCCCGAGCAGCAGGCGCTCATACGCAAAGAGGTCGCACAGTTCTGGCTCGACGTTGAGCAAGGACGGGAGCCCGCGCCGTTCGGAAGCCCGCGCGAGGTTCCCGGTTTAATTCAGATGTACGACGCCAGCCGTCAGCCTGGCAAGGTGGAAGTGGTCAGCACCGACGAGGCGCACGAAATCGTGCGCGACTACGAGTACCACAAGGCGCAGCGGCTCGAGCAGGAAAAGCTCGAGGAGGCGCTCAAAATCAAAATTCGGGGCATGGCCAAAGATGCCGAAATACTGAACGTGCCGGGGTACGAGGTCACGCTCAAAACCATAAAAATCGCCGCGCGCACGCAGCAGGTAAAGGCGCACACGCAGACCCGCATCGGCATACGCGAGGTTGATTTATGAGCCGCAAAACGATCGAGCTAGGCCTCAACGTCGCTGTACAAATGCCGACAATTCCGAATTTTATAAAAACTGAATTCGATGGCCGCGAGGCAATAATCCCGATATTTCACGTTTCCGAGGCGAACCTGCGCAAAATAGGCGAGGCATGGACCGAGGCGCTTGTCGCGCAGGCCCAAAAGCTCAAGCTCAAATCGCAGCAGCAGCAGGAGGGCGGCAGCCATGGCTAACGAGCTGAAACTATACGAGCGCGGTCTCGAGCTGGTCGCCCCGAACCTTGAGCAGGTGCTCAAAAGCTACGGCATGCCGGTCGAGCGGCTTATCCGCACGGTTATGGTATCCCTCGAGCGCCTGCCGGCGCTGCAAGAATGCCCGCAGCAGTCGGTGCTCAATTCCGCCATGACGGCCGCCTGCCTCGGGCTCGAGGTCGATGGCGTGACCGGGCAGGGGTTTTTAATCCCGTTCAAGGACAAGGGCACGCCGAAAGCGCAGTTTCTCGTCGGGTATAAGGGCTATAACACGATGGCCGCCCGCTCGGGATACACGCTAGGAGCCGCTGTAGTGCGCGAGGGCGATACTTTCGATTACCAGATAGGCACGGGCGGGTTTGTGGTACATCGCCCCAAGCTCGGCAACGAGAGCGGGCGCAAGATACTCGCGGCGTATGCCAAGGCGGAAATGCCGGGCCGGGCGCCCATTATCCAGGTGCTTTCTATCGACGAGCTGGAAGCGGTCAGGATGAAGTCGCCAGGGGCGAAACGTGCCGAGTCGCCATGGAATGACAAGCCGGTCGGGTATCCAGCCATGTGCGCGAAAACGGCGAAACGCCGTCTCGGCCGCGACATGCCGCTCAATGTGATGGTGATGGCGGCAGCCCTTGAGGATCAAGTCGACCTCGGCAGGCCTGCGCACATTACGCCAGAGCGCGGGGTCGTGATCGACGTCGAGCCCTCGACCACGCCGACCGAGCCGAAAACCTTTCGCAAGCGTGACAAGTTCGAGATATTTTTCACGTCGAGCAATAACCCGACCGTCGAGCGCGAGGACGTTACCCGGTATAAATCGACGGTCGTGCAGATTCTCGATAAGGCCAAGCCCGAGCAGCTCCGGCAGTTCAAAAAGGACAATAAGGCCTATATTGAGGGTTTGCTCGAGGAGGGCTATAACGAGCTTTCCGGCGTGCTGGATCGTTTAATTTCAATCGAGGATCAACAATGATAGAAAAAACCGAGGACGAAATCATTTTCGAGGCCAAGCTCAAAACCTTGAGCCCGACGCAGCGCAAGGTCGCCGACATGGTTGTCGCCGGCATGAGTAGCAAGGCAATCGGCGAAGTGCTCGGGATCAGCCACCGCACGGTAGACCTGCACCGCGGCGCGGTGCTGAAACGCACGGACTGCGAGAATATAGCCGCCCTGGCGTACCGGATGGCCTTTCATGATTTCCGCCGCCTGCTCGAGCGGCCGGCGAATGGCGACGGGTTGCCAGCGGCGCCAGAATGAAAAAGCGCGCGCAGCAGATAATCGAGGTTATTTTCTGGCTGCTGGTTGCCGTCGGGATTGTTGCAACTTTCCGGGCGGTCGATCAGCATATACCGCATAGTGATGGCGGGCCGGGGGCCTCTCCTGTCGCTGGTTTTTGTCATTTTCCCAGCCGGCCGGGCTCGCAGGTGGTGCAGCGAGTGGCGCAGAGCCGCACGGCCCTGAATGTTGAAACTGTCGCCCCGCGCCTACGGGTGGTATACGGC